ATTGCATCAACAGTTGAAACCCAAGTATCTAAAGATGAAGCTGTATCTGATACAACTTTTAAAATATCTCCAGACTGAACTACAACTTTAGCACCACCATCAAGAACTTGTAATGCTGAACCTGAAGGGATAGGTGCATTTTTTACTAAATAAAAATCGTTAGTACCATCATTAATAAATACTGAAGCATTAACTGCAGAACCAGTTACATTGGCAACTGATATACCAACTATTGTATCGTTTGAATTTGCTGTAAATAAAGTAGCTGCTGATGTTCCAGTTAGTCTAGCTTTATATCTTGTGAAATCTTGTGCCATATTATTTTCCTATATATTAATTTGTTTTATAAAGCAATACCTACAGCGCTATTGACATGGCAATAACGAACCCTGCACTTGGTTTGCTTGTTAATTGTGTTTGAATACTAGATGTTACACCATCTAAATAACCAAACTCCGTATTACTTACAACACCTGTTCCAATCTTAGTTGCAGCTATTGAATTAACTGCAAGTGATATTGTACCAGAAGAAGTTATTGGACTTCCTGTTACTGTAAATTCTGAAGATCCTGAATCAGCTACTGCTACTGAAGTTACTGTACCACCTGAACTTGGGAATACTTGTGTATATGTAATTGCACTAGAACCAAGTGTAGCACTTGTGTCTGTAGTACATAAATACATTGTATCAGCATTTGTTGTACCTTCAGATATTAAAATTAACTGTCCAGCTATTTCTGATATTATATCAAATTCTGTATCTCTTGAAGCTGTACCTGAAGCAACAACAGTATATAAACCATTTTGAGAAGTAGTAGTTTGATCTTTTAATAAAACTCTATTTCCTGTTGCTAAAGTAACACCATCTATAACATCACCATTTTCTAATCCTGAAGCAATAACAACATTTGCAGTAGATGCAACTCTTGCAATAACTCTTGTTCTAAGTCCAGTAACTAAATTATCAACATAGTTTTTAGTAGCAGCTTCAGAAGAAGATGAAGGATCACCTAATCCTGTAATTGTTCCGCCAGTTAAAGCTACGTTGTTAGCATTTTGAGTTGCTATAGTTCCTAATCCTAATGTTGTTCTTTGAGCAGAAGCACTAGCATCATCAATTAATGCTTTACCAGCAGTTGTTAAATCAAATACTGCAGCTGTTCCTGATCCTGTAAATTGAATACCTTTATCAGCAGCAGAAGTTAATCCTGCAATCGCTGCAAGTTCAGCATCGTATGCTTGTACGTTTGTACCAATAGCTAAACCTAAATTAGTTCTAGCAGTAGATGCAGATGATACATCAGATAAATTACTTGAAGCTGTAAGTTTAGTTCCAAGTTGCGTTTGAATAGCACTTGTTACTCCAGATACATAACCTAGTTCAGTATCTGTTACTGTTGATACAGCAATCTTTCCAGATGAATTGGATATAGCAGCTCTACTAGCAGTTAAATCAGATGTTACTACAGTTGTAGCAGCTCCTGTTATTGTAGCTTGTTTAGCATTTAATTGTGTTTGTATTGCAGATGTAACTCCGTCAAGAAATGCAAATTCTGAATTAGATACTAAACCACCGCCAATTTTAGTTGCGTCAATTGCAGCTGCTGTTGCGACTTTAGCATTTGTAATTACTAGTTCTGGTATTGAATCATTTGTTTTAGATAAAACTGCGACATAAATACTTACTGCTTCATTAGCTAATGAACCGCTATCCCATGTTACTGTTACAGTTGTATTAGTTGAAAATGTAGTTGCACTTATTGTTCCATAAATAGTTCCTGGAGTTGTAGCTATTGCTTTTACTCTACGACCTACATGATAAAAACTTGTAACATCTACACCTGATACTGTGAACGAAGTTGCTGAAGCATAAGTAATAGTAAATGAACCATCACCATCTCCATAAATAACCCATTGAGAATCGTTATACCATTCTCTAATTTCTGCAGCTAATCCTCTAAAAGCATTATTAATATTAGAAGGTAACATTCCTTCTGCTGTACTAATACTTCCTATTGTAGTATTATTTGCCGCTGTTGTGCTGTAATCTTTTATTCCTGCCATATTAATCTCCTATGAACCATGAGAAAACTTTATCGTTTTCTGTATTGAATTTGTTTATATATGTATTTACCGCTTCTTCAAGTTGTCTTTGAAAATATTCTTGCGTCTCAAATGAATATCTAACATTATCTATATCTTTTTCAACAACTTCTACCATTATCTATATCCTGCTCTACTTGCTACAAGATCTATACCTTGAGCATGATTCCAATTTGTTCCAGATGCTATCTTAACATTAGCTCTAATATATCTTCCTGATTGTCTTACAGGATTAATACCACTATTTGTCATAGTAGAACTTGAAGATTCTGTTTCTGTATCTGCAAGACGTTCTCTTGTTTTAACTGTAACTGTTGCTGTTGCATCTACAATGGGTCTTATTCCAGTAATGTTGGCTCTTACACCTGGAAATACTTCTTGCTCTGATGTTTCAATTTCTGCTTCTAATTGATTACCAGAAAATATTGCTGCTTTATAATCATTAGTGATACCGCCTAAATACAACTGTCCACCAGACCAGAAATCTGAGTCTAATGCAATATTAATATCTTCTAAGTTTTGAGATATAATATCCATTAATTCAACAGTATAAGCTCCAACAAATTGTGAAAATATTTGGCTAGCACTAGCTTCTGCTAAAGACCATTTTTGAGTTGCATAATTATAAATTAAAATTTTATCACAAATACCTGTTGTGTTTGAAGTGTTACTAGCTGATGGATATAACCACATTGCTAGTTGATTAAATGGATCAACAGCTGCAACTATTCTATCTGTAAATGCTTTATTTAAATTACCTTCAAAAAATCTATTAACTTTTTCAGCACCAATTGCTATTACGTTATCTCCATCTATTTGATAAAATCCATCATCAGCATAAAAGAATACTCTTCTATTATCTTGACAAATAGTTTTTCCATAAACTGCACCTCTGTTTGGAGAGATAACTGATAATCTAAATACAGTTGCTCCACCTACATAGTCCATACGAATAATTTGGTTTTGTCTAAATACATAACCAATTTCTCCTGATGTAATTCCAACAACTCTTCCACCTGATCCTGGTAAATCTTGATAGTCTGCAGACTTTGAACCCTCTGTCCAAGTTGAAATATCATTTATTCCAGACCATTGAATTCTATTTGTTGCGCCAGATATATTTCCTGTAACTAAAAAATCTCTAATAACTCCTGATACTCTAAATAATGGTGGACTTCCATCTGTAGCAATAGCTGATAAATTTGCAAAGTTTGTAGATGTTCCCATTAAATAATATTGAGGAGCATCCACTCCGTTGCTTGCTATAATATAATTTCCAAATTGTGTGAATGTAAAAAAATCTGTACTAGTTCCAGTTAAAGAACTTTTTCTTGAAGTAAATGTTCCACCGTCTAATTGATAAATATTAGTGTTAGTTGCAACAAAATTATAAACAGTATTAGCATTATCTCTGAATGACCCAGCTCCCCTAGCATCCGCTGCCATTGCATTAGAACTGTAAGAGACCAAACTTTTAAATGGTTTATAACCTTGCAAAGCATAATAAACATTCTTAGCAACGTTTGCTCCTGGATTCAAGTGTTCAGGTTGATCTGGTAACCATTCACCAAAAGGTAATTGCATATTAATTATTCACTTACTGTTGTAACAAATCTTCTATTAAATGGAGATGATACGGTTACATCAGATCTAATTTGTAATGGAGATCCTGAAAACTGATCTTCTCTATCATTTAATTCAGCTCTTTCTAAAGCGGCTTGATACATTTGCGACCATTGTTGAGATTGATTAGGGTCAATACCACCAAGAAAATTACTTGCATGAAATAAACTTCCATACAAATAAATAGATGGATGATCTGTTAAAATATAATTTGAAGTATTAGTTGCTGATAAAGCATCAAACTTTTTATAAAAATTTAATATACCAGAATATGAATCTGCTGGTCTTGGTGCAAACCTAAATGTTGATCCTAGTATAGTATATGCTACCGGAAGCCCTGACATAGATGTTCCTTTTATAGAATCCATTTGAGCTGGACTCAGATAATTCATTGCATACTTATCGTTGTTACTTAATATGTAAAAATCTCTTACTTGTAAAAATCCTGTTGGTGTGTTTTCTGTTTCTGAATCAATTGTAATTGTTGTTTGACTATGCATCTGACGTATTCTTAATTTAGAATTAAAGTCAGCTTCGGCAAGAACAATAAAATCCTCAGCTATTTCTGAAGTTAAATCTGATCTGTTTAACCAATTAGCAATTGTTGATTTTAATTCTGTGTATGTTGAGAGTGCCATTATAATCTACCTGGTGCTGTTCTAAAAAGTAAAAATTCAGAACTGTTTAATTTTTTTTTCATTATTTTATTTTGAACATCTTTTGGCAATGCAAACCAATTATTACTTCCATTGTATTCTTTTGCCCAAATTTCTAAAACAAGTGTTGGAACTGAAGCAATTCTTTTTAAATCTCTTGATTTAGAATAACCAGAGTTATGAGTATATAATTTTTTATTATGCTCTACTATTGGTTTATAATCTAAATTTTTTTCAATAACTATTCCCTTATCATCTGAGTGATAGGTAGTAGTTACTAATCCTTCCTTCTCAACTATCTTATTCATAGTCTAACTTGTTTAAATATTATTTAAACTATTTAGACATTTGACTAACAGAAGCAGTTCCATCAGTAGCACTTCTTATGAAAGAAATTTTCTGACCTGGATTTACTCTGATAATCTCAATTACGTTAGCTGGCAAATATGTATCACTAGATGTTGCAACTGGTGTACCTGCTATTTTATAAAAACAAGCTGTTGTAGCTGATAATCTTATATGGTTTATTCCTGCACCAAATGCAGCGCTAGCAGCGGCGGTTGCTGTATATGCTACGTTTTCATTTGATACTACTGCAAAAGCTGGATCTGTGCTATTACCTGACATTATTCGTTCTCCTCATCTTCATCATTAATATTTGTGTCATCATCGTCATCGTCTTGACAATTTTCACACTCCTTGTTTGATTGTTCGTATCTTAAATCTTCTAAGAGATCAATGATACTATCAATTTTATCATCTAAACTTAATTGTTTTCTTTTTTTAACCATTTGTTTCTCCGTAGTTAAATGGGGATATTGCTACCCCCACTATAATTATCTTCTAATTACTAATGTAACAGTAATTGGTTGAGTTGTGCTAGATCCACCATCAGAAGTAATAGTGATATAATCACCTTCTTTGACAGAGTTTAAAGCTGTTGGTGTAGCTGTATCAATATCTCCTGCAGCTGAACTTGTATAAGCAACTGTAAATCCACCACCTGTAACAGTAGTTCCATTTATTTTTGTTATCACAGCAGAATCTGCAGTAGTTATTGCACCACCTAATACAGAAATAATTTTAATAATATTTCCATCATCAGGTACTGCAACGTTAACAGAACTAGCAGCTGAAACGTCTGTTAGTTGTACTGTTAAAAAGTAGTCATTTAGTGTTCGCATTTTTTTTCCTATGTTTGCTTCGTTCCGCCTTTAAGACTTCAAAGACCAAACAAAATTGTTTGTTCATGGGGGAGACTATTCCCCCCCATAAGTATTATATTATGATGTTGTTAAGTCTGCAACAATTCCTGAACCAGCTTCGTTTCTTGATTCAAGAGTATATTCAGCAACTAAGAATTGCTTCATAGCATCACCAGTTTTTGCAAGATCTTCTAAAGAGAAATCTCTTAGGTAAGATACAGCAAAAAGATCTGGAGTGATAATTAAAGCATCTCTAGTTCTTTGAAATCTGTTTGGTGTTACTTGTAAAGCACCAAAATCAGATTCATAAACATCAACTGCAGCAACTAATCTTTTATTTTCAGCTGGGTCAAATCTTGTAGATCCACCTGTAAATCCAGAAAGTTTCTGTTTGTTGAAAGAACCAACCATAACCATTGAAGGGTCGCCACCATTATCCCACACTTGTTTGATAACAGATTTTAGTTGATCCTCTGTGAAAGCTCTTTGAGTTCCATCAGTTCTAGTAGCTGTACCAGAAGTTGAAGGAGCAGTTCCTGAAGTGCTTTCGTTTGTTTTTAACCAAGAAACAATCCCAGCTAAAGTTCTAGCTGTTGATGTATTTCCAGCTGCTACAGTTGTATTAGCTAGAAGTGATGTTTCCATATCTCTCTTAAGCTCTTTTGATGCTTTAGAGATTTGGTATGCAAGCTCAGAATTTCTTCCGGCTTTATTAACTGCTTCTAATGTTCCAGAAATAACAACTGATTTAGTTGAAATTTGAGTAACGTTAGATTTTCTTGTAGTCGCAGTAGGAGTAGAAAATGTTACTTCATTTCCTTCTACTTGTGCGTTTGATCCACTAGCTGCTGCTAATGAGTCTAATTGCCATTCATGAGTTACAGCAGTCGCTTTACTTTGCGGTATGCTAGACATGAAAGGAGTGTCTGTAGGCGATATGTTATAGATAATATCTGAAAGATCTTCTCTAAGTCCAATCGCATCGTACTTTGTAAATGTGCCTGATACTATAGCCATTTTTTTTCCTTTTATTTTTTGTTAGTTATAATGTCATAAAAGATACTTGCGGCATCTTTGACATTGCCTGTCTTTTTGAGACGACCTAACTTTTCCTTACGTCTTTGGAAGTTCATATCATTACTGTCTTTTTTCACACCTGAAGATAAAAACTTACCTGGCTTAGATGCTTGCGCAGCTGAAACAGGTTTGACATTCTTAACATTACGATACTTTAAAGCATCATTAACTAACATAACAATTCTATGGTCATAGATTTGTCCAATCTCAGCATCTTTAAATCCATAAGAATTTAAAAAATTTCTTAAATTGTTTTTAGTTGTACTAGCTTTTTGAGCATCATTAAATTCTGGCATTTTTTCTGCCAAGATTCTTTGCTGCTCTTGTACATAACTGCTTAGTTGTCTTTGTTGTTCTTGTTGTAGCTTATTAGCAGCTTCCATCATCTTCTCTTTTTTAAGGCGAATTTGACGTTCTACTTTTGTAGCTTCAACAGGATCTTCTTCATACAATTTATTCAGATCAACATTGTTGATTTCTGAATTTAATTGCTGTTGTGTAAAAGCAAGTATTTGATTTAATTCCGTAATACGTTTGGAATAGTCTTGCCTTTGTTGCTCCGTTTCAGACTGGAATTGCTTTTTTTCAAAAGATAATTCTTCTGTCTTTCTACGGTAGTCAGCATCTCTGGAATAACCTTTTTTTAATTCATCTAAGGTAACCTTTAATTCTTGACCTGCTACTTTTACAGTAAAGGTGGAATCAGGTTCTTTCTGAATATCTTCTGTTTGTTCTTGAGATACGTCAGTTTCAGAAACATCACTAGTCTCTTGTTCTGTTTCTGTTTGCGTTTCATCTGTAACCTCAGGTTGATCTGATTCAGATTCCTGGTTTATTGGTTCTTCAGAAACGACTTGTTCTTGTTTTTGAACTGGAGCTTCTTGCTCAAATTCATTTCTAGCTTCTGGTTTTACAACCTCAGCTTTTTTTTCGTTAATCTTTCCAGTTTGCGGATTAAGCAATCCTGTAATTGATTTCGCAGCTATCTGCAAATCAGACGCAGCTCCCTTAACAGGGTTGGCTTTTAACTCTGACATATTGTCTCCTTTTAGTTGAAGTTCCGCTATAAAGCGGTTGACCTATCCTAATTTTTATTATTAGAATTCTTTTTTCTCTATGGATGCTCTGAAATCTTCTAATTGTTTTTTAGCAAGTTTTCCAGTTTCCATAATCTCAATAAAATGATGTTCAACTTTTTGAACTATCTGAAATGCTAGCCATAATTTTTCTCTAGCATCTTGTTCATTAACACCTGTGTTTAATAAACTTTGAGAATATAATTTCTTTAAAGTTTCAATTGCTTCTACAAATATTGGTTCTTGTAAAACCAACTTTGCTTTTTCCGATCTACTAACTTCCGATTGGAGTTTCGCCTGATCCTGTTGTTGCATTTAATTCCTGTACCTGTTGTCCAAATTCTTGTGTTGCTTTTTGAGCTGCTGTTAAATTTTTAGAAGCATTATTTAATCTAGCTTTTGTTAAATTAACTTCTCCTTGTAATTTTGCAACGTCAATCTGTGTATTATACTTTAACTCTAATTCTTTCATTTTTGTTTGAAAGTCAAGCTGCATTTTTGAACTATCTAGTTGTAATTCTTTAAATTGTAATTCTAAGTCAGCTTGTTTTCTCTTGTTTTCACTATCTATTCTAGTGAATTCAATCTTTTCAATAGGCGTTAAAGCAGGTGGTTGCGGTGGTTGAACATACTGCATACCAACATCTGGGTTAACAAAGTAATTCTCTGTGTTTTTAAGACCAGCATTTTCAATCATTTTAGATAACGTATTATAAATATTCTTTAACGTTACCATTGGATATTCTTTATTACCTTGCAAAGTAAATGCTTGTAATTGTTTTTCAAGAATACTGTTTAAAATAACTAATTGTTGTTCTTTAGAACCAGAACCTAATCCAACTACAATATTAATATTATATTTATCTTTCCATTCAGTTGGTCTTACTGGAATAAATACATTATTTAATTGTACTAATCTTTCTACTTCTTGGTATTTAACTGTTAATTCAAAAATCTTTTCAAATAATTCTTTAACACCAGTCTCAGCAAATATTCTAGCAATCAACTCCATACGCATTTGTGTTTGCGTCATTAGAGTATTAATTCCTGTTGCAGTTTTATTTAAACTATCAGCGTCTAATCCTTGTGCGTATCTTGTAACACCAGTTCTTGTTTCTCTAACTGTGTCTAAGTATTCAAGTAATGGAAATGCTTGAGCAGAAATTGTTTGGTTCTGCATTGGCAACATAACTTGAGACGGCGGTTGTTTTGTTCTTACAACTCCACCTGGTCTGGCAGTTAATAAATCATCAAGATTTACCATTCCATCCATAATCGCAATACGATTATTATTTGTTAGATACATGTTGTCTAACAACTGTCTTAAAACTGTAGATTTAATTAATTGAATATCTTGTACTAATTCTGAAACTGATCTGCCATAAAATCTGTGTGGCATTGGTATTGGAGTTAATGAACAAAAAGGAATTGAATCAACTTCAACGTTATCTAATATTGCATCAGAAGTATCTCCAACAACTGTAATCTTTCTTAATTCTGCAAGACCATCTCCATCAAAATCTAATCTTACATAACATTCAAAAACGTCAATTGCATCTGTTGAAGAATCTGGAGAAGATGTAAATGGATATTCGTCTATATCAGAATATCTAGTTAATTTTTCAGAGTTAAAAATAATTTCTTGTGAGTGTGGTAATGTAGCTATGATGTCTTTATCATAACCCATTTGAATTAATTCAGTTCTTGTCTTAGTAGTTCTATGCGCTACAAAATTTGAATCTTGTATTGTCTTAGCATTTCTTTGTATTAAAAATTCTTCTGGTGGTACGTTTTCAATTTTAACTCTACCTTCGTCAGAACTTCTTCTTATTCTAAGGTTATGTTTCTTTGGTCTTGGTAAATTTAATATTTGACCTTGTTGAGCTGCTATTGCTTCTAATGCTTTAATTTGTTCGTCTTGAGACTCATCTTCTTCTTCTGAGTGTTCTATAACCTCAACGTTTTCATCATTAATAATAGATTGGTAAGAATCTTCATTTAGATCTTGATATGTTTCATGTTCATATTTTTTGCTTTCATCCCAATAAACTTTGACAATACCATTCTTTTCTAAAAGCGCATCTTTGAACCAACTATATAAAATTGTAAAACCTGGATTATCTTTATTAAAAATATAATTAATATAATTTGTAGCTTGGTCAGCAAGAGCAACATCTTCTGCTTTGACTGGTTCGCAAACAACAGTTCTATCTGATGCTGTAAAAATTCTAAGAAGATTTGGAAGTATAGTTTCAATAGTGTCAGCAACGTCAGTAGATACAACTTGAGAACGACCATCTATTTCAGTACCTAGTTTTTCTCCTAAATAATATTCAACAGATTTTTTTCTTTGTTCAGATAATTGTCCACCCAAATAACCTAATGATGAATTTATTTCTGTACTGATAATATTCTTTATTTCTGTATCTGTTAATTTTGCCATATTAATTTATTGACTTAAAATATTTAGAAAAGAACTCTGATTTATTTTTATTATTTAAAACTAAATCTCCACCTTTTTCGCCTATAGGTATATCTCTAAAATATAATTCTTTAGGTTCAGGGTATAATCCTTCTTCAATTAATTTTTTTTCTCTCTCACTTAAGAAATCTTTTAGCTCATCTTGAACTTCAATATAAGAGCTTGGGTCTCTGTCTTTAGTTGATTTCATATTAAACAATATAGTTCGTATTTACTTCTATCTTTTTTTTCCAATTTGTCATCTCAATTCCGTAGCCAACTATTCCTGTTCTTAAAGCATCGGCGGCATGACTTGCAAAATTGTGTATGGGTCTATTCCTAAAACATTGGTTTAAGTCGTCCCATTTTTTCTGATATGACTTTAAACATTCCATACCATAATGGCATTTGTTTTTGTCAAACCAACAGTTAGGTAGAGCTTTTCTTACTGCTTCAATCCCATCTTCTAAAGATAGTTTAGGCGCAACCTCAAATGCTATACCTAATTCTAATGCAGTTTCCAACCTTGATTTACCATAAGCTCCTAATTCTCTAACCTTAATATCATGTGGAGCAATATGTCTTGAATACTTATAACCTTTGTTATCAATAATATTTGCGTAGTGGTCTAATCCTTCGCCTGCGTTTTCGTAAAAATCTATTAATCTTATTTCGCCTTTGTGTCTTTGGGCAAACCAAATAACAGTAGAATCATTCATTCCTAAATCCCACCATGTTTCAACCGGTAATTCTTTGTCGTATAAATTATCTATAACCCTACCATTCTTTTCGGCATCCTCAATAATAGATCCGTAATAAGAACCTGTTATTGCTGCTTGAAAAGAACACTCAAACTCTTGGTCAAACAAGTCATCTGACATGATTGACTTTGCTGCCTTTAATTCATCATCGTCTAGTATCTTTGTTTCAGATGCTTTGTGTAATGATGAATACCAACCTTCTGTCTTTTGGGCGTATTGGTATAATTCAAAAAAATAATTTTTACCTTTTGGCGTTCCAATAAAAACGCACCATCCTTTCCTATCTGCCAAAGATGGTCTTATGATTTCAGGAAATAGATTTGGGGCAATACTTTGTGTTTCATCTAAAATACAACCGTCTAAAAATATACCTCTTAGAGCTTGGTCATTCTCAGCGCCAAGAATTGTAATCCTTGCTCCATTTGGAAAGTCAGCTCTTAATTCTGATTCGTTAAACTTTACTCCTGGAATTTTACCACCAAAGGTTTTGATGTAATCCCAAGCTGTTGCCTTACCTTGTTTAAAAGTTGGAGATATAAATGCGTACCTAGAATTTGGCTTCTTGGTGTACATCGCATCTCTAATCATGTGATTAATACACATCACAGTCTTACCAGCTCTTCGGTGCAAGACCAATACGGAGAATCGGTGCTTAGAGATTTTATCATGCAAAAATTTTTGCAATTCTCTTGGCTTGTATGGAATCTCAAATACTGGCATTTTTAAATAAAACCCCCCTATCCTTAATGGACAGTCATGGGTTTAGCAACTGGTATCTTATCTAGTTCTAGTTCTTCTGTAATGTGTTGGCTAAAGCACCAAGCATCTTCGTAATCTTCAAATCCATTGAACATAACTATTACTGAATTAGTCATATCATCAACCATTACTAGAGCTTTGTATTTAGGGTTTTTCATTTGGGTTTTTGTAGTTTGTATGTGTGTACCTTCCAACGCATTT